CATATCAATAATAATCATCCTCCTCTTCCTCTTCTTCCTCATCAATAAATCTTACCGACAATAATTCTTCATTAATCATGATACCTTCATCATCATACATTTCAGGATGGAGTTGAGGAGAATTTCTATTGTAAAGATTATATACGATGTCATTAATATGCCACCCTGATATGATCCCCACAATTAAAAAAAGAACCATGAAACATCCTGAAAAGAATAGTGCGGTTGCTTCCATTGTTGTCTCTCCGAGTGACTTTGATTATTCTAAGTCCCTCCACGAGAATTCAATATTAAAAAAGAATTGTCTCTTGCGGAGGGCAAAAAGTTTATTGAAAATGAAACCATGTTTTTTCGGTTCCTCTTTCACCCTCCTGAGCATAAGCTCTACACCTCTATTTAGTGGCAGTTTGTCTGCGTTTTTTGTTCTTGGATCCTTTTTTTCTTCCTGGTTTTCGCTCATCTTCGTAACGCTTAGCATCAAGTAAAATTTTATCTAAGTAGTCCCGAATCTTTCTTGCTTTTGGTTTGCTTACGTGTTTGTATGCTTCAATCAATTGCTGATTGCCACCAGCAAGATACTCAGTTAACTCTTCAATCAATTCATTAAGAGATAATGCTGTTCTACTTTGAATGAACTCAGTAGCATCATTACGCTTTGCTTCATTGATTTTAAAATAATCATAAAGATTTAAAACATATCGATCATTCACAAATGCTTGATCGATTGCCGTGTCTACGATGGAATAAATTTCGTTCATTACTTTTTAGAAGTTACGAGACCCTTTTCCACAAAGTATTTAACAGTTTCCATAAGTCCACCAATTTCTTCCCCATCAATAACTACATGAGGAACTCCCTTTGCATTAGGATAGTTTGTTTTAAACTCTTCTACTGTAATATCTTTGCCGATCATAATAATTTCAGCTTCGATGCCAGCACGAGTCATCAACTCATCAATCTTAACACAGTAACCACATCCAGGTTTCTTGTAAATTTGAATGTCCATAGCAAATTCAGAATCTTCTTTGGTATTGTAGTTGGTATTTAGGGATTTGTCAATAGGTGGTCGAAAGATACCTGGCCAGGTATCCCTAATAATTTCTGCAGTTTTGTATGGGGTTTGTTCGTTGATCACCAATAAAAAAGGGGTCGTTTCCGACCCCAGTATAGTACATATTCAGTTGAATGTCAACCGATTGCAGGTGCGGTGAGAGCAACAGGAGTGTTATCAACAGCAGCAAGATCGAGAGGGAAGTTGTGAGCGTTACGCTCATGCATTACTTCGAATCCAAGGTTGGCACGGTTGAGAACGTCCGCCCAGGTGTTGATCACACGACCGTTGTTGTCAAGCAACGACTGGTTAAAGTTGAATCCATTCAAGTTGAATGCCATGGTTGACACACCCAGAGCAGCGAACCAGATACCAACTACAGGCCAAGCAGCAAGGAAGAAGTGCAGCGAACGGGAGTTATTGAAGGACGCATATTGGAAAATAAGACGACCAAAATAACCGTGAGCAGCTACGATGTTGTAGGTCTCTTCTTCTTGACCGAACTTGTAACCGTAGTTCTGAGATTCTACTTCTGTGGTTTCACGAACGAGTGAAGACGTAACCAGACTTCCGTGCATAGCACTAAAGAGGCTGCCACCAAATACCCCAGCCACGCCAAGCATATGGAACGGATGCATAAGGATATTGTGTTCTGCTTGGAAGACGAGCATGTAGTTAAACGTACCCGAGATTCCGAGAGGCATTGCATCACTGAAGGAACCTTGACCGAAAGGATAGACAAGGAACACTGCAGAAGCAGCGGCAACAGGAGCAGAGTAAGCAACACAGATCCAAGGACGCATCCCCAGACGATAAGAAAGTTCCCATTCACGACCCATGTAGGCATAGATACCAATCAGAAAGTGGAATACGACCAGTTGGAATGGTCCACCATTATATAGCCACTCATCAAGAGAAGCAGCTTCCCAGATGGGATAGAAGTGAAGTCCAATTGCATTGGACGAAGGAACAACAGCACCAGAGATGATGTTGTTTCCATACATGAGCGAACCAGCAACGGGTTCACGGATGCCGTCAATATCGACGGGTGGTGCAGCAATGAAAGCGACAATGAAACAAATAGTAGCAGCGAGAAGGGTTGGAATCATTAGAGTTCCAAACCAACCAACGTAAAGACGATTGTTGGTAGAAGTTACCCACTCACAGAACTGTTCCCAAGTGTTACTTCCACGCTGGCGAGCGATGGATGCGGTCATAGTTATTAAGACAGTAAGGTTTATTTAAATAGGTTAAGAAATGTTTGCATTCCTTAACATTTATTTATGATACCACAGGTTTGGAAGTTTGTCAACCCCTCGACTGCGATGAACCTATTATGACACAGACCTATTGGTTTTGTCAATCCACATCCATTTACGAACAATTTCATCGCATTTTCTTGTGAACAAAGAATTTAAATCATAATGAAAATCGTAACATTTATCATACAATTTTTCTTCGTATCTTTCTCTCATCATTCTATAATATCTATATTTTTTAAGGTCATTTATATCATGAATAAATGATGTTGTCCAGAATACACAAGCTAATCTTTGACCACTAGTAACTTTATTAACTCTATGAGTTATTCCAGTTTCATAAACAACTCCATATCCAGGTTTCAATTTAAATTTTTCTTCTTTATTGTCTATTAGTAAACACAATTCGCCACCTTCATATTCCGAAGGATCATTTAAAAATATACTAACACTAAAGTTACCGCGCATTAAATCAAAATGAGGTCTATAAAATCCTCCAGACATTGTTTTTGAAATAAAAAGACCATTGGTTTGTTCTGGTATAGTAAATTCTAAAAACTCTTGATTAGCATCTAATTGCTGAAAAATAATTTCATTCGAAATATTTGTTTGGAAATTTTTTTTATATAAATTTGCTATTGATGGATCGCTGAAAGATACAGAGCCATCTTTCCAGATTGCCGACGCTAATTCAGCATGAATACTTTCCAATACTTTTTTGTCAAAAAATTTAATTACTTTGTACCTCATAATTATTCCATCTCAATAATAATTATTATAATATACATTTGCTATGTTTGTCAACAGAGAATAAATACAAATAAAATCTATTATGGCCAGTAGGTATCCATTAGTTATTAATAATAATTCAAGCCTAGTTGGAGAAATTCAAGTTGGGGATTCTTTAAATTTAACTTCATCTGGTATTTTTGATGGGACTAGTACTGGATCAAATGGAAATGTCTTATCTTCAAATAATGGAAATGTTGAATGGATAAGAGCAGCAGATGTATTTTTAAATGATTCTCAAACATTAACAAACAAAACATTAAGCTCTTGCTCAATCAGTGGATCTCAAAACACAATAATAAATATATCTAATTCTTCTCTAATAAATTCAAGTATCAGTATAAATGGAACCTCAGTATCTCTTGGAGGTTCTATAACTATTCCCGATACAAATGATAATACTTTATATTCGATTAGTGTTTCTGATGGAGTTAATAGTTTACAAAAAAGAATTCGTTTAACTGCTGGAGGTTCTGGTTCTGGTGTACAAGATATTTTCCTAACTACTACAGGAAATTATTTGAGCATAGGAAGAACTAGTAATGATACATTAAATTTCTCTGTATCTTTAACCAACTTAACAGCTGGTTCTTATATAGTTTATGACAGTGGTAGTACTTATAATGGATTAAATTCAAGAACAATATCAGTTAATGCAACAACAACAAATACCGCAAATAGAGTAGTAGCAAGGGATGGCAATGGAAATTTTTCTGCGTCAACTATAACAGCAAATTTAATTGGAAATGTAACAGGAACAGCGACAAATGTTTCTAATATTTTAACAAGAGGAAATTATTTAGTTGGAAATGACTATGATGGATCGGCAGCAACAACTTGGGCAGTTGATGCAGTAGTAGGATCCCAATTTGATAGAGGAGGTAACAAAGTAATAGTAAGAGATAGCAATGGAGATTTTTGGGCAAGAAATATTAGTGGTACTACAGTAAGAGCAACAACATCAGTTACTGTAGATAGAGGATCAAATCCTCATGGATTTTTAAGATCAGATGGTTCTATTGATACCTCAGATTATATTACACTACCAGAAGTTCCAATAGAAGTTCCTTCTGGTTCCAGAATGATATTTTATCAGGCTTCTGCTCCAACTGGATGGACTAAAGTTACTGATAGTTTTATCAATAATACAGCATTGAGAATTATTACTGGTTCTGGTGGAGGTGCATACTCTTCTGGTTCATCATTTACAACGATTTTTGCTTCAAATAGAGTTACAACTGGAGGTAGCGTTTCTGCAACAACGTTATCGACAAGTCAGATACCAGCGCATAGTCACTCTGGATCAACTGGAACTGCTGGAAATCATGGTCATTCTGGATCAACAGGTGGAGCAGGTAGTCACTCACATAGTGGATCTACAAATGCCGCTGGGTATCATGGTCATGGTGTTGCTGATCCTGGACACGGACACGATGCACCTTGGTTTAGAGGTGTTGGTCAGGGTGGAGCTACTTGGTCAGTAGCAAACGGTGGTGAGAATAGAAGAACTAACGGATCTGGAGTTGGTATTGGTATATATGGTGCAGGAAATCACGCGCATAATGTATCTATAAATTCAGTGGGAAATCACTCCCACGGTCTTTCAATAAATTATGCAGGAGATCACTCCCATAATGTATCTGTTGGCAACACAGGAGGATCTGGTTCGCATACACATGGATTTACAAACCCATCAATAAATATGAGTGTAAATTATATTGATTGCATTATTTGCTCAAAAAATTAATATGAAAAAAAGATTAACAATAGTTCCATCGGATAAAATAGTTTGCATCGACGAAGTATGTGCTTCTATTAATAGCGATTTTCCATGGATAGAATCAAATATTCATGCAATTCAATGGGATGAAGTAAAACAAACTGGACATATAGAATATACGGATGGTACTGATAATAGAACTATCAATAGTATAAAAAAATATCAAAGTGCAATCGACTTATTTAATGCAACAGTTCAACAACAATAAATAATATAAGACGATATTTTATTATGCAATTAAAATCTGGAGATTTTTGTCCTTTAATTGGTTCCGAATGTATTAACTTGAAGTGTAAGTGGTTTACACAAATAAGAGGAACCAATCCAAATACAGGAGAACCAGTAGATGAATGGGATTGTGCTGTAAAATGGGTTCCATTTTTAGTAATAGAATCTTCACAGCAATCTAGACAAACTGGAGCAGCAGTAGAATCCTTGAGAAATGAAATAGTAAAAGGAAATAAAGAGACACAAGATCTTTATAGACATTCTTTAAATCAAATACTGCCAACATCAATAAACATATTAGAAGGTCATGGCGAATAGATATCCACTAGTTATTAATAACTCTACATCACTAGTAGGAGAGATGCCTGTAGGTGATTCTTTGAATTTAAATTCTACTGGAATTTTTGATGGCACCAGTACTGGCGCAAATGGTCAAGTTTTATCTTCGACAGGTACTAAAGTTGCGTGGAAAAGAGCTGCTGATGTATTTTTAGAAGATAATCAAACACTTTTAAATAAAACATTAAGTTCTTGTACATTCAATGCAAGTTTAAATACATTAACTAATATAGCAAATGCTTCGTTAATTAATTCTAGTATTGAAATAAATGGAAGTGATGTTTCTTTAGGAGGTTCTATCACTATTCCAGACACAAATGACAACACAATTTATGCTATAAGTGTTGCTGATGGTTCTAACGCAGCACAAAAAAGAATAAGATTAACTGCAGGAGGTTCTGGTTCTGGCGTGCAAGATATTTTCTTAACAGCTGGATACAATACAACTATTACTAGATCTGGAAATGATACATTAACGATTGCAACTGGTCTTACTCAGCTTAGAGCGACATCCTCAAATCCATATATTGAAGGACAAATAACAATTGCAGGTTCTGGCGGAACTAAAGTATCACAAAGTGGACAAATTATTACTATAGAATCAGATGCGTTTCCAATTGGTGGCGTAATTATGTGGTCTGGTTCTATCAACACAATTCCAGCAAAATGGGCGTTATGTGATGGAAATGTTGTTAATGGATATACTACTCCAGATTTAAGAGATAGATTTATTATCGGAGCTGGTGGAAATTATTCGATGAACTCCACAGGAGGTTCAAAAGATGCGGTAGTAATTTCACATAACCACGTAGGAACTACAGGAACAGAAAGTAGATCACACACACATTCTGGCACTTCTGATGAAGAAAATAGGTCTCACACACACTCGGGAACAACAGCCGATAATAATAGGGGACACACACATAATGGATCTACAGGAGTAGAAAGTGCCGAGCACACACATTCTGGAAATACTAGCAACACTGGTAGTCATAGCCACGGAGGAAATACTTCAAATGTTTCGGTAAATCATACACATAGCTTTAGCACTAGTGGCGCATCAAATAATCACACACATTATTATTTAGATAGAGCATACAATTTTGGAAATAGAGAAAGAGGAGATGGTAATACAAATGTTCTAAAAAATGTTGGTGCTTATGATATAGGCAGAAATACAAATGGTGTTAGTGCAGGTCATTACCATACTGGGAATACTAGTACAAATGGAGGTTCACATTCACATAATATTTCAACTGATTCATCAGGATCCCATTCACACACTATAACTACAGGAACTCAACAAGCAAATCATACACACAATTTTACTACTGGTGGAATAAGTCAAAATCATACACATACATACAGTACTGGAAATGCATCACAAACTCATACGCATACATACAGTACTGGAAATGCATCACAAACTCATACACATGACATTACAGTTTCCACAGAAGGAGAAAGTGGAACTAACAAAAATTTACCACCATACTATACATTAGCTTTCATCGTAAAGGTACAATAAAATGCAAAAATATAAGATAAAAGGTATTTTTACTGACCATTTATTAATAGAATATAGAACTAGTAACGGCACACTCAAAGAATTGAGCGTCTTTGTTAAAGAAGGTTGGGATAAACATAGAATAGAGGAAGAAATTAACAGACAAAAACAATTAGAAGACGAAAGAGATATTAATTTAAATTTATCTCAATATTTTAGTAAAGGAGATGAACTAGAATTTGTTCAATGTTTAAGTGAAGACGAAGAAATGCTGGCGGCTACACAAAAATTTGCAGAAGAGCAAAGACTAGAGGACGAAAAATATAAACAAGAATATTTACAAAGAATTATCGATTATAGATCAGTAAAAGTTGATTATAAAATAGTTAGATCGCATTTTTATCCAGATATACACGATCAAATAGACGCACTATATTGGGCAAGGCAAGGTAACACACAACAATTAGAAGAAATAGATAAAAAAATTAAAGAAGTAAAAGAAAAATATCCAAAAGATTCTATTCAAGATTGGACTTATGGATATCTAGATGATAATTTTCCAGAAGTAAGATCAGTAGAATATAAAGAAGATTTAATATCAAAAGGTATTGAAGCTGATTTTCTTTGATGCCTAACGATATCTTCTTCTCGGAAAGACCATTCCCCTAAATGGTCTTTTTTTATGCGTTCCTCTATTAAAAATAATTCCAGTTAACCTTCGTTCAAACTTATATTTTAAGTATCTGTTATTTGTAGAATCTCCAAGTGAAGTATAATCACCATAATTACCACCTGTATCACCAAGATCGGGAGTAGAATTATCAATAAGATATTCCAATGCTTCTGCCTGTGATAAATTTGGATTCTGTTCTGCATAACAAGCAATTACACCAGCGACTTGAGGACCACTCATACTAGTACCAGAAATAGACCCTAGTTTATAATTAGAATCTCTGGGATCATTAACTAAAGTAATACCAAATTCAGTTGCTGCAGTGCTATCATAAACAGCAGATGTAATATTACTTCCTGGTGCCCAGATATCTACACGCCCACCATAATTGCTAAAGTTTGATTTGTATTCAGCATTAGTTGTACCTACACTACCAACGCAAATAACATTATCTGCCGCACCAGGAGATGAACCTCTTTGATGAATAATTTGAGTCGAACCAGCTATAAAATAATTGCCAGAATCTTCAGAATTGCTTGCAGCAATATTCCAATATGAGTTTCCAGCAGAAGAAATCACAATTACACCATCGTCAATAGCATCTTGAATATCAGCATCTAGTGCAGCAACTCTTGCTGGTGTTTTATACAAATATGTGTTAGCAGGAACAGGAACTCCTCTTTCTTCCAATGCAACTTTTTTAGCTGGATCAATAAGACCAGCAACTCCTAGAGTAATTCCTCTAAAATATATAGAATTTATAACAGATAAAGGAATATTACCATAACTATACCCCCAACTATGATTAGTTACTGTTGGATTTCTTCTTCTAGTTACTGGATTAATTGGTTTAGTTTTATGCCATTCTCTAATGTAATCAAATAGATATAAATCCCAATCACTGAATGGGAAAGATCCTGCATAACTAAATTCCATATTATAGATGTTTGCATCTCTTGCCCACCCTTGTGTGTTACCAGCAACAGTTCCTGCTACGTGGGTGCCATGATTACTTGAGATATCAGAATAATCATAAGAACCAGTGGTTGAAATTCCTAGAGCAGCACTATGCTGAAACCAATCATATAAATTAACTCTACTGCCACCAGTGCCATCTGGATTTACAGCAAACTCTGGGTGGTTTGGATTGATGTGTGCATCTACAACAACTACATCAACATGTTTACCAGAACTAGTAGTAAATACTTCTCCAGTTAATTGACTAAATGTACTATCAGTTCCCCAATTAGAAACATGACCATTAACTACTCTATATAATCCCCAGTTTTTATCGTTGGTCCCAATAGTGCTTGACTTTTCAAAGTCATCAAATTGTTCCCAAAAAGAGGTTGGTTTAATATCACGAAGTGATGGAAGAAGTTCAACTGCTAATACTCTATTATCATTACGAACTAATTCTGCTTCCTCTTCATTTAACATGTAGTGAGTGTTTCTACTAATGTCTCTCCTACAAGCACAATCTACTCTTCTATCTGGAATAGTAATTGATCCACCTTCAGTTTCCATGTCTTCATAGAAACTTTCAAGATCATCATATGACTTGAGTGTTACTACGTATTCTTGCATTATGCCTCTAATTGAAGGAGAGTTAATGTAACAGTAATTGCTTGAGTAGTACCACTCTTATTAACTACTTTAGCGTAGATTGCAGCACTAGGAGTAGTATCATTGTTAAATCCCATCACACCAGGAGTCATAAGAACTGTTTCCGCTTCTGTTGTAATAACCTCAGCAATAACACCAGAACCTGGAGTTGGATCTGTTGTTTCTGGTCTAGATGTATCAGCAGTTCTACTAGCATCATCGCAATATAAAGTTACCCATGCTGCTGCGCTAGTTTCAATTTTCATTAACATATAAGATTTATATCCATTAATCGTAATCGTATCTTCTTCTCCATCAGTAATAATTGAAGTTGTATTAGCATAAACATTTCTTGTTGTTAATCCAGCTCCAGGAGATGCTCCAGCAGCTGAAGGTTGCCATTGCGAAGAAAAAGAATTCCATGTTAATACATATCCTTCACTAGGAACTGTTGGGCTAACATCCAAAAGATCTGATAAATTTTCTGGAGGAGATGTATATGGTACTGGATTCCATTCAGAACCAGTATATACAAGTATATCACCTTGAATTGCACCCGAACTGGAAACATCACTCAAATCATCCAAACTAGATACTTGACTTGCTTCAATTGTAGTTGGATCCCATATATTGTTAGTTCCATTCCAAACTAAAATTTGACCGTCTATCGCTTGAGCACTAACATCAAAATTTTCTAACTTTGCAATAGTAGAACTCCAAGATGATCCATCCCACAATAACATTTGATTTGGATCATCATTTATTCTTCCAGAAACATCTGATAATTCATGTATAGATTTTATACTAATATCAACATCAGATGATTGCCAAGTAACTCCATTATAATAAAGATATTGTCCAATTACAGCATTTGAAACATTTACATCAAGGAGATCATCTAAATTATTAGGAACAGAAATATCACTATTTTGCCAGTTTACTCCATTATATTGCAATACTTGATTTTCAAATGGCGTTGTTAAACCCACATCACTTAGATCATTTAATGAAAATAATGGAGGGGTATATGTAAATTGTCCACTAGAATTATCATAACTTAGATCTCCATTACCAAAAGGAGATGCTTCTGTTGTTACAGATAAATCAGTTAAACTAATTCCACTTTCTGGAAAGTTTACAGTAAGATTACCAAGTCCATCAATATTAAAATCGGTTGGATTTGGTATTACACCACCAAGTGTAGTTGTAGTTGCTGGTGGCAATTCATATAAATCTGGATCTGTTTTACTAAACTCTATTGTTGATGTTCCAACATTCCAAGAAATTTCAATTCCACTAGTGCCAACAATATTGATAGAACCATTATTTTCTATACCATTATTTAAAGAAATTGTTGCCGAATTTGTAGCACTCGAAGATCCATCTAATGTATAAACTAATTGTTCTGCTAACGTTACATTAGAATCAATTGTTTTTGTAATTGGATTGTATGTATATGATATACCAACATTAGTTCCATCCAAGAACATGGAAGAGATATCATCTTTTGCGATATCACGATCATATTCATTTACAGACGGAGCAGTTATTACTACATCCCCATTAACATCTGTAGATACCGTAATTCCATTATCACCATAAATTGAATAAGAAGTACGTTCAAAGAATTGGTCTGATAAAATTATACCTACTTCCTGTGTTAGTGCATTATAAGAAGTTGATACTGTATATTCATAAATTGGTGGGAGATCACTATTAATCCATTTAGACCCATCAAATTTTATATACTGATTACTTTGAGGAAACCCAAGATTGAGATCAAGAATTGCTGGTTTATTAATAAGATCATTATAATTACCAGAAAATAATATAGGTTTATTTGTTAAATCACTATAGTCACCAGAAAATAATTCAGGAAATGTTTCCCAAGTTAACCCAACACCAGTGCTAACCAAATACTGCCCAGAAGTGCCAGAATCACCACTAATCTGGAGTGGTCTTGCTAGTGGAATATTGATACCCTTTTCAGCTTCAAAAGGACCATCGTTATTATAATTAGTTACCTTATCTGCAAGTATTCTAGACATTGAATAGTATAAAAAATTCCCTTTAGGTATTTATATTACAAAAAAAGAGGGGTGTTAAC